GAGATAGACAGGATAAGGATATAAATAGTGATATACAATCTAGGGATAAGGATATGACAGATAACACTACTAGAGTAATAAAATTGGCAAATGGTGAGAGTATCGTTTGTACTTGTATACCTACACGAACAGATAATGAATCAAATAAACTACATATATTACATCCTTTAAAAATGGAATTGAAAAACAGAGTAACTAAAAAAGGTGTTGTTGAAGCATTAACTTTATCTCGTTGGTTACAACCATTCACAGAATCAGATGAGTTTGATATTGAAAAGTCAACAATTATAACAATCACTTCGGCTTCTTTTGCGTTAAATAACTATTATCAATTTATGTTAGATTCTTATAGTGCAGCTGATGCCGAAACAAATGGACCTATTATGCAACCCAAGAAAGAAGATATATACGAAGAAGAAGATGAATTTGAAAATACGGAAGAAGTAAGGAAAATGTTTAATGGATATGTTTCTGCATTAAGTGGTCAAAATAAAGAGAAAGAATTAGTAAAAGAGGAAATAACAGAAGAAGAACTTAATGATATACCTTGTAGTACTACTAAACATTAACCATCTCTTTAGAGTATATAGTATTCTCGGCTGGAACACAGCGATTATAAAAGGTTGAACATGGTTTGTCAACGCTAATTTGCAAATAATTGCAAAAAACTTTTTTAGCTAAAACCTATAATAAAACTTGACATATTATGTCCAACCTAGTACTATGGCTACATAACAATTCATCAAGGAAAAGAGATGGCAACAACAAAGAAAAAAGGTGCACACTACATAGACAACAAAGAGTTTCATGCAGCTATGATTGCGTGGAAAGAACTATGTAAAGAGGCAGAAGAAGCTGGAGAAGAAAAACCCCAAGTAACGAATTACATAGGTGAGTGTTTTTTAAAAATTGCAAATGGATTATCATACAGACCTAACTTTATTAATTATACTTATCGTTCTGAAATGGTTTCTGATGGTATAGAAAACTGTTTACAATACATACATAACTTTGACCCAGACAAATCAAAGAATCCTTTCGCATACTTTACACAAATTATATACTATGCATTTTTAAGAAGAATTCAAAAAGAAAAGAAACAAACTCATATCAAAAATAAAATGATTGAGAAACAACAATATGAAACCTATACTGTGAATGAAGGCGATGATACAGTTTATGATGTAAGAGGTTTTGACCCAGACATTATGTTGCCTGATGAAGATGTATATAAAGTAAAGAAAAAAGAGAAATCTACACTACCTGAAGGCCTAGAGGAATTCATGGAAGAAAATTCTAATACAGAAACTACTTAATGAAAATAGCACTAATAACGGATTCGCACTTTGGCGCAAGAAATGATAATGTGAATTTTAATGAATACTTTTATAAATTTTATGAAGGTATATTCTTTCCATATTTACAACAAAACAATATTAAAACAGTATTACATTTAGGTGATTGTTTTGATAGGCGTAAGTATGTATCATATAGAACAGCAAAAGATTTTAGAGAGAGATTTATATTACCATTTAATGTATTAGGAATTGACTTACATATGTTAGTCGGTAATCATGATATCTATTATAAGAACACAAGTGAAGTAAATTCTCTTACAGAATTACTAGGCGGTAAACACAAAAATATTCATATCTATGATGAAGCAACAGAAGTAGACTTTGGTGGTTTACCAATACTACTTATGCCGTGGATTACTCAATCAAATGAAATCTATGCAGAGGGTATGATTGATGAAACTAAAGCTGATGTATGTATGGGTCATCTAGAAATAAATGGTTTTCAAATGAACAAGAATGTTATCATATCACAAGGAGGCCGTGAGAAAGAATTTTTTAGAAAGTTTGATACAGTTATGAGTGGGCATTTTCATCACAAGTCAGATGATGGTCAAATCTATTATCTAGGTACACCATATGAAATATATTGGAATGATTGGGAAGATAAAAAAGGATTCCATATCTATGATACAGAAACAAAGGAATTAGAAAGAATAGTTAACCCATATACAATATATGAAAAGATATATTATGATGATTCAAAAGAAAACTATAAAGAACATGATACTACAAAGTATGCAAACAAATATGTTAAACTCATTGTAGTAAACAAAAAAGATTTATATCAGTTTGACCAATTCCTAGACAAGTTATATGCAGCAGATGCTTTTGATATAAAAATTGTCGAAGATTTTTCAGACTTAGATGCAAGTTCAGTATCAGATGATATTGTAGAAAACACAGAAGACACAGTAACACTACTAAACAAATACATTGATGACTTACCTATTGATTTAAGTAAAGATAGATTAAAGAATCAAATGAAATCTTTATATACAGAGGCACAAGACTTAGACTTAGAATGATTATATTTGAAAAGGTTAGATGGCGTAATTTTTTAAGCACAGGTAACCAATTTACAGAAATAGATTTGAATCGTAATGAAACTACACTTATCATAGGTGAGAATGGTGCTGGTAAATCAACAGTGCTTGATGCATTATGTTTTGCATTGTTTGGAAAACCATTTAGAACAATTAGTAAATCTCAATTAGTCAATACAGTTAATGCTATGGAAACTGTTGTAGAGATTGAGTTTAGTATTGCAAGTCGTAGATATAAAGTCATTCGTGGTATCAAACCAAATAAGTTTGAGATATGGCAAAACGATAAGATGTTAAATCAAGAAGCCAATAATCGTGACTATCAAAAAATATTAGAACAACAAATACTTAAATTAAACTATCGTTCATTTACACAAGTTGTAATATTAGGTAGTTCAACCTTTGTACCATTTATGCAACTTAAAGCTAGATTCAGGCGAGAGGTTGTTGAAGATTTATTAGATATCAAAATATTTTCATTAATGAATATGTTACTTAAACAAAGACTAAAAGATTTAGTTATAGAATTACAAGAAGTAGAATATAATTATAAGTTGTGTAATGAAAAGATAACTATGCAAGAAGCTTATATTAAAGAAACTAATTCTAATAAAGGTTCAATAATAGAATCAAAACAAAATGATTATCATTCTAACTCATTAATGTTAGATGAAAAAGTAAATAATAAAAAAACACTAGAAGAAAATCAAAAAGGATTATTTGAATCAGTAACAGACCAAATCAATATAGAATCTAAAGATGTAAAATTAAAAGACTTACGCTCTACACTTATAGAAAAAAAGAAAGAAAAAGATAGAATGATTAAGTTCTTATCAGAAAATGAAGACTGTCCTGCTTGTGAACAACATATAGATAAAGATTTTAAAGATAAGATGATAGATATTAAAAAAGATGAATCAAATAATATTTTAGATGGTCTATACAAAATGGAATCTGAATTAGATAAGACACAAAGCAGATTAGGTGAAATATCTAAAATTACAAATGAGATACAGGATAACTCTATAAAGATAGCACAATTAAATACATCAATAAAAGAATTAGAAAAATACCAAGAAAGATTATCTAATGAGATTACAGAATTAGAAAAGAGTACTATTAATAATTCTGATGAAGAAAAACTAAAAACACTTCAAGAAGAATTTAGTGGTATAGAAAAGAACAGAAAAGATTTAAAAGAGGAAAAGGTTTACAAAGAAGCATCTAGAGCTATGTTACAAGATACAGGTATTAAGACTAAGATTATAAAACAATACTTACCTATTATGAATCAGTTGATTAATAAGTACCTGGCATCTATGGAATTTTATGTAAACTTTACATTAGATGAAAATTTTGATGAAACAATTAAATCAAGATTCCGTGATAACTTTAATTATGCTTCATTTAGTGAAGGTGAAAAAATGAGAATAGATTTGGCATTATTATTTACATGGAGAGCAATTGCTAAAATGAAAAATAGTACCAATACGAATCTATTAATACTAGATGAGATATTTGATAGTTCATTAGATAGTGCAGGAACAGATGAGTTCTTAAAAATATTGAATACACTTGAAGGTGAAAATGTATTTGTAATCAGTCACAAACAAGATGTATTAGTGGACAAGTTTAAGCACACACTTAGATTTGAGAAAAACAAAAACTTTAGTAAAATGGTGGTAGTATGACAAGCAGAAAACATTTAGTACATAGAACATTAGATATTGGAAGTGGATTAATACTTTCTATTATAATACAGTTAACAATATTTCCCTATTATGGTATACATATTGATGTCTGGGCCATGATTGATTTAGCAGCAATATTTACAGTTGTAGGTATTACTAGAAGTTACCTGTGGTCAAAATATGTATTTAAGTATGGAGAATCTAAATGAGTGAAGTATCAAAATTATTAGAACCAAATAATCTTATATTACGAACCCGAATGGAATCTGTAAGTAAAGATTGTGATAGAGAAAAAGTTAGACAAGATTTAATTGATTCTATGGAACATTATCAAGGTGTTGGTTTATCTGCAAATCAAATAGGTATTTCAGAAAGAGTTTTTATTATGTATGAAGATGTTAATACTAGAAAGATACTTACATGTTTCAATCCTAAAATAGTGGAAACATCAAAAGAAGAAATATCAATAGATGAGGGTTGTTTGACATACCCTGGTGTTTGGCTTAAAGTTAAAAGACCGATTGCAATCAAAGTTGAGTTTGAAGATGAGAAAGGTGAAAAATATGAAAGAACATTTGATGGTTTATCCTCTAGAATCTTTCAACACGAATATGACCATATGGAAGGTACCGACTTTACACAGAAGGTATCTAGATTAAAAATAGAGAGAGCAATGAAAAAACTCAATAAAACAGTCAGAAAACTACAAAAGTCTAAATGAGAATGATTCTCATTATCATATAAGTTATTGAAATTGTTCAATATTTGTACAATTTTATTTTCATAAATCTCAAAAATCCTATATAAATCAACAGCATATAACCCTTGACAATTCCTGTTGGACCTGTCATACTGGCTATGTAATTTGAATTGAGAGAGTAAATTTATATGACAAGACAAAAATCCCAAAAAATCAAACTAGAATCTGTAAAAGATAAATCTACTTTAGTTAAATTGTTAGCTGAGGAAGATGTTACTGTATCTTATCAGAAAGCAAAAACTGCTAGTTTCAACCCTATCACTAGAGAAGTAGTGCTTCCTATATGGAAAGATAAATCAGAATCAGTTATGGATATGATGTCACTTCACGAAGTGGGTCACGCTTTATATACACCCGAAACTTTATTAGAAGATGCACATAACAAAAATGTTAAACACTCTTTTATGAATGTTCTAGAAGATGTTAGAATTGAAAAAATGATTCAAGACAAATATTTGGGTTCTAAAAAAGTTTTCAAAACTGCTTATAAAGAATTATTAGAAAAAGACTTTTTCGGTATTAATGGAAAAGACTTATCTAAACTTAATTTAATTGATAGAATTAATATGCATTATAAGAATGTACCAAATGTACCTTTTGATAATGATGAATTAGAATGGGTTCAAAAAGCAAATCAAACTAAAACACCTGAAGATGTTTTAAATCTTGCTATTGAATTACAAGAATGGATGTATACACAAGATAAAGATACTGAATCAGATGATATGTTTAAAATGGATATCGTACAAAGTGATAATGAAGAAGATTCAGATGATAAAAATTCTGAATCAAATGATTCTATTAGTTCCGAAGATGGTGACCAAGAATCAGATGATATTGATACTGATGGTAATGGTGATTCAGATTCAGATTCAGATATTGAAAAAGATGATGGTGGTAAATCATCTAAAGGTGTAGATTTAGAAGATGAATCAGAATCAGAATCAATACAAGAAGGTGATACAAAAGATGCTGGTGGTGATGGTGGTATTGAATCATTGACTGATAAAAACTATGTTGCATCTCAAAGTGAAGCTACTGATAAAAATGCAACTAGTATTGAACACTTAAATATACCTAAAGTAAATCTTAAAGAAGTAATTATAGATTACAAAAAAGTTAACAAAGAATTGACAGAACATTATACCAGTCAATGTACAGGTAGAGATTACAATGCCGATTATATGAATTGGATTAAAAAAGATATTATTGATTTTAAAAAACAACAAGCACAAACTATATCATATATGGTTAAAGAATTTGAAATGAGAAAAGCTGCTGACTTATATAAAAGAAGTACTGTTGCTAAAACAGGTAGTTTAAATATGGATAAGTTACATAGTTATTCTTACAATGAAGACATATTCCTAAAAATGAATGTTGAACCTGGAGCTACTAATCACGGACTAGTTATGTTCGTGGATTGGTCAGGTTCTATGTATGATAACTTTTACAGTACAATCAAACAGACTTTAAATTTAGTTTGGTTTTGTGAGAGAGTAAAAATTCCTTTTGAAGTTTATGGATTTACAAATGGTTATGGTCAAAGAGATGACACTAACAAAAACCCTAAGATTCAAAAAGTAAAACATAATGATATTATTATTAATGAATTAAGATTATTAAATATAGTATCAAGTAGAGCAAATGCTAAAGATATGCAAGAAAGTTTAAATAACTTGTGGGCATTTGCAAATTACTATGGTGATGCCAAAGGTATTAACAAAGATAGATATCCTAAAGATGAAAATGGTTATGCAAAAATTTATCCAATTTATCCACAATCAAATTATCAATTACATAGTACACCATTGAATCATTCAATAGTTGCTGCTATGGATTTGGTACCAGAGTTTAAAAAGAATTATGGTTTACAAAAAGTACATACAGTATTCTTGACTGATGGTGCTAGTAACAGTATTGAAAGTAAATATCAATTCTCTAAAGAAGATAATAGAGAATACAGCGAAAGATATGACAGAATTACAGGTGAAGAAATTCCTTTACCAGATGATTATGTAGGTCAAATACATTCTACTAGACTTGGTAGAGGTAGTGATAAGAAAGTAGTTTTAACAGACCCAATTACTAGAAAAAAATATACTAGTCAAATTAATCAATATGGCTATAATGATTTTGAGTATCGTAATCAAACAAATGTATTAATATCTTTCTTAAAAGCAAGAGTACCAGATATGTCAATTACTAATTTCTTTATTGCTTCTGGTAATAGAAAAGGTACAGTTTCTAGAAATGATATTGAATACATCTTTGATTTAAGATATTGGGATGATGCAGAACAAATTAAAAAGATTCAAAAAGAAATTCTAAAAAACAATGTTGCAGTTTGTACCACTCAAGCTTGGGATGAAATGTATGTTTTACCAGGTGGAAAAAAACTAGATATATCAGAAGATAATATGTCAGACATTCAACCTGGAGCTAAGAAATCAGAATTGAAAAAAGCATTTGGAAAAATGTCTTCTGGTAGAAAGAATTCTAGACCACTATTAAATAAGTTTATAGGAATGATTGCTTAATGAGAATCATTCTCAATAACTATTTAGCAGAATCTAGTAAATATAGGGGCTATAGGCACTTGACAAAACCTGTTTCAACCTGTCATAATAGCTACATGATGATAAAAAAAGTAATGAGAGAGAAAATCCTAAATGAGAATCATTCTCAATTACATTTCAAGTCAAAAATAAATAATGAGATATGTGAGGTATCAATATGAAAACAATAAATGACTTAACCCCAGCAAAACAAGAGTTCGTAATTGCTGCTTCTAAAAAGTTTGGTGATGGTGCCATTCTAACTAGAAACGAAATTAATGAGTTCGCAAAATCTGCTGGATTAAAATCACCTTCATGGTTAAAGAAAGATGAATTCAGAGTTGGCCACGGTCAATATCAGTTACCATCTAATTCTAATTCTGAATCAGATACACCTGAAGTTACTATGACACCACAGGTTACTACAAGTCAACCTGAAGCTACAATCAATCTTATGGCTAATACAGAAACTCAAAATCTGATACCAAGTCACTTTGAGGGTTTTGTACCTTGGGGTCATTGTTCTACAATTAAAAAAGTGATTCAATCTAAAATGTTCTATCCTGTTTTTATCACAGGTCTATCAGGTAATGGTAAGACATTAATGGTAGAGGAATTACATAGTCAATTAAAAAGAGAATTGATTAGAGTGAACATTACCATTGAAACAGATGAAGATGATTTACTTGGTGGATTCAGATTAATTAATGGTGAAACTAAGTTCGTTCCAGGCCCTGTTATTCAGGCAATGGAAAGAGGTTGTACTTTACTTCTTGATGAGTGTGACTTAGGTTCTAATAAGTTACTTGCGTTACAACCAGTTCTTGAAGGCAAGGGTGTCTTCCTTAAAAAGATTAACAAGTGGATTACACCAAAACCAGGTTTCAATGTGATTGCAACAGCCAACACTAAGGGTAAAGGTTCTGATGATGGTAGATTCGTTGGTACTAACATTCTTAACGAAGCTTTCTTAGAAAGATTTGCGGTTACAATCGAACAACCATATCCTAGTTCAAAAGTTGAAAAGAAAATCATACTTGGTTCTATGGAAAAGTATGGTAAGATAGATGAAAAGTTTGCAGACAATCTAACTGTTTGGGCAGAGGTTATCAGAAAAACTTTTTATGATGGTGGAGTTGATGAAATCATTTCTACTAGAAGACTTGACCACATTGTGAAAGCGTTCTCAATCTTCAAAGATAAAATGAAGTCTATTGAGTTATGTGTATCAAGATTTGATGATGATACAAAAGAATCATTCCTTGACTTATACACTAAGATAGATGCTGGAGAAGATGTACAAAGTATATCAGATTCAGATGAAAATCTAGATGACCCAGAAGATGAAACTGTTAATGAAGACGGTGGAGCGGTAAACTACTAATGAAAAATCTTAATACAAATTCTAACTTCATGTTAGATACCTCGGCTGAGGGAATGAAAGTTCCCTCAGTTTTTCTAAATTATATAATGAAAGACCACAGGAGGTCAAAGTGAGTAAAAACAAAACAATAACCATGAGTATGACCCATGAGCAATTTAAAGAGGAAATTGAAAAAAGAGAACGAGGGTTTATAGACACTTGGTTATTAAATTCATCTGAGTGGGTAAAACCTTATATTAATGCTGGATTAACTTTATTTGGAATAGGTGAGGTTAATATGAGTATGATAGTTGTTGATAATTTTGGTAATGTATCTAGAGCGGATGGTTTAGATGATTCTAAAATTGAAAAACATGAAAAACATATTAGAGAAGATGATTATAAACCAAAAAAATATACACCAATACTTGTAGTTCCCATATGGATTGATGGTAAATTAAAATTAAAATTAATAAATGGCCATCATAGGTATCATGCACATCTTGGCACAAACCAAAAAAGAATATTTGTAGCAGTGGGTTCGTTTAATGATGCAGTTAATCCGATAGATAATAAACTTGAATCAGCTGAATATTGGCAAGAGGATTACCAATTAACTTCTAATCATGAAGAAAATACAAAATTTGTGCATAACAATTCAACGAAAGAGGATGTTGTTGCAAGTATTTCTAAAACAATAAAAAGAGAATTTGAGGGAGACTACTCAAATAAAAAATTAATAGAAGATAGAATATTAGAGATTGCAAAAACTAGAGCTCAAAAAATAAAACAGAAAGCTAAATTAGTTCCTTTAGTATTTAAAGAATTAAAAGCAGACTATGATGATATTAGAGATTATACAAAACCTCAATCTTCGGACTGGTGTCGAGCTAATTCAAAAGATAAGCATTACATTATTGAAAGATTCACTAAACAATCTTATACAGATAGAACCAAATATCCTTTTACACAATATGAAACTAGAATGAGAAAGCATATTATGAAATACTATGATGAACATAAAGTGTATCCAACGGTATATGTGTATTTAGGAAATGTCTTAAAAAGAGATATAGATATGTTAAGAAAACATATTATTGAAAGACTAATAGAGCAAGAAAAATTTATTATAAGTGAAGCTGAGAGAATGGGAATTTTTACTCAGAGAGATTATGTATCATTTGCTTCACTAATTAAATTTTTACCCCAAAAGAAAAAAAGTGAGAAAGCGAATAAAGTTGTTGAGGTGAAGTATGAAAGATAGGTCAATACCAGTAGAAGATGTTAAAAATTTTCGTGATAAAATAATTAAACCATTGCTAAAATCTTATCAGATGGGAGATGAAAAATTTAAAAATAAAATTATTCATATGCTTTATGATTACATTCGTTCTTTTGGACAAAAAAATAGAAGTGGTTTATGGACAGTAGGTTATAAAAAACAAGTTATGGAAGCTGAAGAAAAGGGTTTACCTAAACCACAACCACAAAAAGAACATTGGAAAATTGCAGGCACAGGTTGTAGATATGCTCTAGATTACCCAGAAGTTTTTTTAGCAGATACAGAAGAATCTTTTGAAAAATTTTATGACTTATGCGAATACCTAGATGATGTTATATATTCAACAGCAGATGAGGGTAAAATGATATCTGGGTTTTCAATAAAAAAAGGTGGTAATGGATATGTTCATGAAGATTTCCTTACTAGATATAAGATATGTTTTGAAAAGGGAAAGATAAAATTTTATAAACCTAAAGTGGGATATATTACAGAATTTCCAAAAGAGCTAGATTACTTTAATGGTATTAGTAAAGAACATCATAAAGAATTTTGGAAAAAATATACAAAACCTAAAAACAATTTATATAAATAATACTGTGAACGCCTAATGGGTTCACACTATAAACTTTGCTTAACTAAGGAGGTTAACTATTATGGTAAAACTAACACATTTTGATATAAATCAAATTACACCTTTTTCGGTTGGATTTGATAGGGTCTTTGATAGACTTGTAGATTATGGAACAACCTACGAAACAGGTGGATTCCCACCATACAATATCAGAAAGACAGATGACTTTAAACATGTTATTGAAATTGCATTAGCAGGATTCAGTAAAGATGAAATAGAAGTTACTTTGACTGATGGCGTTCTAGTGATTAAATCGGCAGATGTAATGACTGATACAGACCCAAATGAAGGTCTAGTTCATAAAGGCATTGCAAAAAGAGCATTCACTAGAAAGTTTACTCTTGCAGATGATATTGAAATCAAAGACGCGAAACTAAAAAATGGTTTACTTGAAATAGAATTGGAACAGATTGTGCCAGAACACAAAAAACCAAGAACTATTAAAGTAAAATAATTAGCAAAAAGTGTTAGGAACAGGTTGACAAAGCCTGTTCCTTTCATGTATAATGGCTACAACAATTTAGGAATATATTATGAGTGATAAAGAAGATATAAAATTAAGTGTTGAAGATATTGATGTTGGCGTAGGCGGAATTGATAGATTCAATAGTGAAACAGGTAAATCTGAAATCATCAGACCAAATGAAATGGGTGACAGACCATTTACTATCGAAGATTATAACAAAGCACTACATGATGCAAAAAACAAAGGTGAAAATATTATGAATGAAGAAACACAACAAGTGAAAAGAGCAGATATGATAAATGCTCAAAACAAAGCTTCAGAAGAACAACAAATAGATACAGGTGAGGAAGTTCCAAAAAACCCTGGTGGTATTCAAATTGCAATGCGACCAAAGGCTGCAGTTCATTTAATGAGATGTCAATTTCCTGCAGAAGTCACTACAGAAATAAATGAACATATAGAAAAAGTTATTATTCCAAATAATGTAGACCATTCAAAAGGTTTAGTTGGACAGATTAGACAGAATGAAAGGTCAGCACAATTAACTTTCCCACACGAAGGTGATGAAGTTGGTGAAATGTTTAGTGGTGTTCTACAAAGACTTGCAAAAGAATATGTCAATAGAACAGTTGGAATAGAATGTGATACCTCTACAGAATCAATGTGGACAGTACATAGTTATAGTGGTGATTACAATCCTGTACACGACCATGGCACTAGAACACCAATGGGTGTATCGTGTATTATGTATTTACAAGTTCCTAGATGTATTGCAACCTTAGGAAACCCATCAGAAAATTTTGAAGGGTTAAATGAATCATCAGGTGCAGTAGATGGTTTTACATATTTAACTTGGGGTACTAATGGTATGCGTGATGTTAATATGTTAAGACCTATTACAGAGGAGTATATCAAACCAGAAGTTGGTACATTGATTATGTTCCCTAGTTGGTTAAGACATGGAGTGATGCCTTTCTTTAGTAATAAAGAAGATGATGAGAGAAGAACATTCTCAGCAAACATTAATATTACTTTAAAAGAAAAACTAACTGGTGACCATTATAGAAAAGACCACTCTGGTGAACAGTCGTGAGTTTAAAAGATTTATCAGATTCTTTAGGCGTAAAAAAGGAAGAATCTAAAAAAGAAAATCAATCTTTTGATACACACGCACAGATAAAAACTATACCGTCATATAAACTAATGGCAGTACAATTCCCAGATGCCTTTATTGATGATATTAATAATCACATTGATGAAGTTATTATACCTAGTAATGTATCTCACGAAGGTCAGTTAGTTGGACAGATTAATCAAGATAAAAAATCTGCACAATGGACTTTTCCATTAGATGATAAAATGGGAAAAGATTTTAAAACTGTTATAGATAGATGTGCAACTAGTTTACTAAATGATAAGACTGGTTATAATCGTGATAGTATTGCAGAGGCTTTTGAAGCATGGACTGTACATAGTTATGCTGGAGATTACAATCCTTTACATGCACACGGATGTCAAACACCTGCAGGTATGTCTATGATACTTTATTTAAAAGTACCAAAGTGTATTGAAGAAAAACCATCATTCCCTCAATTACATAATGCAACAGGTGACATTGATGGTCATACAGGTTTAATCACATCAACAAATACTATTCATGATGTTTATAGATTAAAGTTAGATGCACAAGAATATATAAAACCCAAAAAAGGATTTATGATGATATTTCCTAATTGGTTACAACATTGTGTTATGCCATTTTTCGGAGAAGGTGAACGAAGAACAATGTCTGCTAACTTTAATATTAGAGATAGTAAAGAAACTGTCGCACAATTTAAATCACCAACATTAAATAAAGAAATTAAATCTTAAAGGAGTATATTATGAAACTAAGTGACCACACAGTAGATGTATTAAAAAACTTTGCATCTATAAATCAAAACCTTGTAATAAAAGAAGGTAGCACATTGACAACAATGTCTGCTATGAAAAATATTGTTGCAAAGGCTGAAGTAGAAGAATCATTTGATAAGGAAGTAGCAATCTATGACTTAAATGAATTTCTAGCTTCTATATCATTATTTGCAAATCCTGTTCTAGAATTTGATGAAGGGTTTGTAACTATTAAAGAAGAAAATAATCCAAAGAATTCTCTGAAATATTTTTATTCAGACCCATCGGTTGTTACTTCACCAAACAAAACAATTACTATGCCTAGTAAAGAAGTTTCATTCACATTGAATGGTGACAACTTAACTAAATTAAAAAGGGCTGCTGGTGTGATTGGAGCACCTGATTTAGTCTTAGAAAAGAAAAATACTGATGTATTCTTAACAGTCAAAGATAAAAAAAATGATACTGCAAATACATTTTCTGTAGATGTTGACACTGTTGAAGATGGTAGTGATTTTAAATTCTTCTTCAAAGTAGAAAATCTAAAAGTTATGGATGGTGATTATCATGTAGATATTTCATCTAAGAATATTAGTCATCTAGTATCTTCTAATAAAGATGTAGAATATTGGGTAGCACTTGAACCAGAATCAAGTTATGAATAACAAATTGGATTATATATTATGGAAACTTTTTTATGGGTTGAACGATACAGACCCACAACAATCAATGACTGTATTTTACCAGAGAACTTAAAAAAGACTTTTAAGGAATTTGTAGAAGACAAACACATACCAAACTTAATTTTATCAGGTGGGCCTGGTGTCGGTAAGACTACTGTTGCCAAAGCCATGCTTGATGAAATTGGTGCAACATCATTACTCGTAAATGGTTCAGAAGAATCTGGTATTGATGTACTCAGAAATAAAATTAAAAACTTTGCCTCTACTGTATCACTTGAAGGTGGTCGTAAGTATGTCATACTTGATGAGGCAGATTATTTAAATCCCCAATCTACACAACCTGCACTTCGTGGGTTCATGGAAGAATTTCACAAAAACTGTGGGTTCATTCTTACTTGTAATTATAAGAATAGATTAATTGACCCACTACATTCAAGATGTAGTGTGATTGATTTTATTATTGCAAAAGATGATAAACCAAAACTTGCAAAAGAATTTTTTGGTCGTGTTAAAAATATTCTTGAAACAGAAAATATAGAATATGAACCTAGGGTTGTAATGGAAGTATTAACTAAATATTTCCCAGATTGGCGTAGAACAATAAACGAATTACAAAGGTACTCTACATCAGGTCAAATAGATGCTGGTATTCTTGTCAACATATCAGAGGTAAATATAAATGAACTTATTACCGCACTCAAGGCTCAGGAATTCACTAATGTACGAAAATGGATTGTACATAATTTGGACAATGACCCTGTCCGTATTTATCGCAGGATTTACGATAATCTTTATAAGTATGCTACTGCTGGTACAATACCTCATGCAGTTCTTATCTTATCTAAGTACCAGTATCAGTCAGCGTTTGTGGCAGACCAAGAAATAAACTTACTGGCTTGTCTAACAGAAATTATGGTAGATGTGAAATGGAAATAGATAAAGTACAAGTGATGAAACCATTTGGGCCTTTAGTTATGATGGCACAATTACCAGAGGGATTTATTAAAAAACTTAATGGAATTGCTGATGAAGTTAAAGAAAAAGGTGACATGGGCCCAAGACTTGCTGGTGTCATAAAAAAAGAAAGTGAAATACCACATTCTATGTTAGAAGAAAAAAAATGTATGGATATCTTTCATGCACTATCTAGAAGTTATATTGAACAAGCTTACATAAATTCTCATCAACAAGATTTATATAATGCTATAAATATTAAAACTCAAATGCAATCTATTTGGACTGTACATCAATATGAAAATGAATATAATCCACAACACAATCATTCACATTGTCAGATAAGTGCTGTGTTATATTTAAAAGTTCCTGCTATGAAACCTAGAAACATACCTGGTAAAAGAGATAAGGATGGTGAAATAGAATTTACTTTTTGTAATACTGATAATATTTTTACAACAGGTTCTTTTGTAGTAAAACCAAAACCTGGCATGTGTTTATTATTTCCTAATAGTTTATTTCATCAAGTATATCCATTTCAAGGCTCTGGTGAAAGAAGAAGTATTGCATTTAATATGTCATACAAAGGATTTAAAAAAGATAGTGGTATACAAGTTGCTGGTGATAGTGTTAATTTATATAATGAAACAAACCATGCAGATACCATACCATGGCGGAGATTAGATAATGCATGAATTAAAAGAATATCTAAAAGCTATCAATACTTCCAAAGAGAAACTTATGGATGGTGAAGATGAGATGTGGGAAAAGAAATATCCACCCTATATTGTAAACAAATGTCTTGCTCCATTTCAAGATACTATCTTTCTAGTCAATGAAATGAACATGAATCATCAGGCAGATAAGAAATTACAGTTTGATTTTTTACTAAATACTCTAAGAACAAGACAAAGGTATACACCTTGGTTGAAAGCGAAGAAAGAAAAACATTTAGAATGTGTTAAAGAGTATTATGGATATAGTAATGAAAAAGCAAAATCAGCTCTCAGTATACTAAATGATGAACAAATAAAAACTATCATGAATAGTTTAGATAAAGGCGGTAAACATGGAAAATAATGTAGTTTGGAAACAAGAGCAGATGTTTGAAGTTCTATTAAAAGAACCAGATGACTTCCTAAAGATAAGAGAAACATTATCTCGTATTGGAGTTGCTTCTAGAAAAGAAAGGAAACTATATCAGTCTTGCCATATACTTCATAAACAAGGTAAGTATTACATAGTACACTTTAAAGAATTATTTGCACTTGATGGTAAGGATACAAATTTATCAGAGAATGATATTGCTAGAAGAAATACAATAGTTAAACTTCTAAGTGATTGGGGATTGGTTACAATGAAAGGTACACCAGAACCTATTGCACCATTAAGTCAAATTAAAATTATTTCATTCAAAGAAAAAGATGAATGGATGTTAGAAACTAAATATAACATAGGAAAAAAGAAAGAGGTAGAGTAGTGGCATATTCAAAAGCAGTTTTAGACCATTATGAGAATCCTAGAAATGTAGGAACACTTGATAAGGATGATTCATCAGTTGGTACAGGTATGGTTGGGGCACCAGCATGCGGCGATGTGATGAAGTTACAAATCAAAGTAGGTGATGATGGTATCATAACAGATGCTAAATTTAAAACCTATGGTTGTGGTTCTGCCATTGCATCATCAAGTTTATTAACCGAATGGGTTAAAGGACAAAGTGTAGATGAAGCTTTAAAAATTAAAAATAGTGACATTGCAGAAGAACTTGCACTACCACCTGTAAAAATTCATTGTTCAGTTTTGGCAGAAGATGCTATCAAAGCTGCACTTGCAGACTATAAAGGAAAACAAGAAACAATGGGTAAATGGCAACCTAACTCAGAGTAAATATATAATGGATGACTTTAAAAAATTCTTGTCTGAACAATCAGATGAAAAACCTTATCAATTAGTTATCATCTCACATGATGACCCATTAGACCCAAATGAAACTGCCCCACTTATTAGAAAAAATGCAGACAAGCTTGGACTTGAAGTTCATTTAGTAGAGTTAATGGGATGTTATCTAGAAGATGGTGATGGTGATAGTAAACTTTTATATACATACCCTGTTGATAAAGATGGTAAAGCAAAATTACCAACTATGAAAGTAGATTCTGAATATCAAAAACCAATAGTAATGAATCCAAAAAGTACCTTAATAATGATGAGAGGATTAAATGCAAGAGATGGTTGTGCTTCTTGGTATGTTATGGGAAGAACACTTGAACACGCTGGATTTAATCTTATTAATTCTGTTAGATGTAATGAAATTTGTAATAATAAATGGTATAATCAAATGATGTTTCAAAGAAACAATATTAGAACACCAGAAACATATTTAATTAGACATTCAGAAGATTCAAAAAATGCCACTGAAAAATTAAATAATAAGTATCCAATGATTTTAAAAACAGCACTAGGTTCACAGGGTGTTGGCGTTATGTTTATAGAAAGCGAAAGAGCACTTACTGGTATTGTTCAGTTATTATATAGAGAAGACCCTTATGTTGATATTATACTACAAGAACAAATTAAAACAGATTATGATGTTAGAGTTATAGTAGCGTCAGGTAAAATTATGGGGGCTATGAAAAGACCTATAATACAAGGAGATTTTAGAAGTAATGTATCACAAGGTTCAGAACCAGAAATACATAAACTTACAGAACTTGAAAAAACAGAATCAATAAGGGCTGCAGAATCAGTTGGGGGTACGATTGTTGGAGTTGATTTTATTCCAGCAAAAAATAGAGAAAAAGAAAAACCTTTCTTTATTGAAGTTAACTCAACACCAGGCTTAACAGGTATTGAAGGTGCTGTAAAAATGAAATCAAGCAAAAAAAGTATTACAACAGATATTTTAAATAACATGAAAACTATTTTAAGCACTATTGAAAAAGAAAAGGAGAATAGATAATGATAAATGCACTAAGAAAAAAATATGAAGCTGAAGTTGCAGCTGCAAAAGCGAATATTGATGTTTATATAAACAATCCTGTAGGTATAGGTGAACACCCAGACTTAGTTGGAGCAATGGATTTAGAAATGACTAAATTGGCAGATGCATCTGATAAACTTGCAACATTGAATTCATTCTACCCAGAAACGGCAGAAGAATTTTTATCAGAAGAAAACAAATAAACATTGACAAAACTTGTTGAACCAGATATACTGGCACATATATTATGAACTTTTATACAAATGTAACACCATGGGGTAATACCCTGCTCGTTAGAGAATATGTAAATGGAGAAAGAGTTAATCGAAAGGTTAAATATTCCCCTACGCTGTTCTGTAAAGTAATCAAAGAAACAAAACATAAAACCTTAGATGGTCAATATGTCACACCTGTAAAACATAATACAATCAAAGAAGCAAAAGAATGGTTAAAATCTTATGAAGACCAACCACATTTAATCTTTGGTAATACTACATTTCAATATAATTATATTGCAGATGAATATCCTAGTTTTGTAAAATGGGATGTTGATAAAATTCTTATTGTAACGATTGATATAGAAGTGGCGTGTGAAAATGGATTTCCAAACCCAGAAGATGCAATTGAACCACTACTATCAATCACAATTAAGAATCATCAAAACAAACAAATATTAGTTTGGGGTACAGGTGAATACAAAAACACAAGAGAAGATGTAACTTATGTAAAATGTAAAGATGAAAAAATGTTGATACAAGAGTTTTTATCTTTCTGGCAAAAGAATCAACCAGATGTGATTACAGGTTGGAATACAGAATTTTTTGATATACCTTATGTATGTAATCGTATTAAAAATTTATATGATGAAACAGAAGTGAATAAACTTTCACCTTGGGGTAATGTATCAAGTAGAGAAGTTTATCAAATGGGTAGAAAACATCAAGTCTATGATATTCAAGGAGTATCACATTTAGATTATTATGATTTGTATAGGAAGTTTACATATACCAATCGTGAGAGTTACAGACTTGACCATATTGCCCATGTTGAACTCGGTGAGAGTAAAGATGACAATCCATACGAAACATTCCGAGAATGGTACTTAAAGGACTTCCAATCGTTTATTGACTACAATATACAAGATGTAGAAATTGTTGATAGACTAGAAGATAAAATGAGATTGATTGAACTATGTTTGACTATGGCTTATGATGCCAAGGTTAATTATATGGATGTACTTGGTTCAGTTAAATATTGGGATATACTAATCTATAATGAACTTAGAAAAAAGAATATAGTAATTCCACAAAAAGTAAATCAAACTAAATCTGAAAAGTTTGAAGGTGCATATGTAAAAGACCCACAAGTGGGTTTACATAAATGGGTGATGTCTTTTGATTTAAATTCACTATATCCACATCTGATTATGCAATATAATATTTCACCAGAAACATTAGTTGCAAATGAAAAAGTTAAAAACATGTCTGTTGAGAAAATGCTAAATAAAAGTGTAGACACATCAATATTAAAAGGTGCAACTATGACACCAAATGGTGCTTTGTTTAAAACAACTCAAAAAGGATTTCTACCAGAACTCATGCAAAAGATGTATGATGATAGAGTAAAATTCAAACAGTTAATGTTGGAGGCAAAAAAAGATTATGAAAGAACTAAAGACCCAAAACTTAAAAAAACAATTTCAAAATTTAATAATATCCAAATGGCCAAAAAGATTTCTCTTAATAGTGCATATGGTGCTATTGGTAATAACTGGTTTAGGTATTATAATATTTTGGTCGCTGAAGCAATTACTACCAGTGGTCAATTTGCTATTCGTTATATTGAACGTTCTCTTAATGGGTATCTTAATAAAATACTTGAAACCAATGGAGAAGATTACATTATTGCATCAGATACGGACTCGGTGTATATTTGTTTTGACAAACTTGTTGGCAAAGTATTCAAAGGAGAAACCGACAAATCCAAAATCGTTGACTTCTTGGACAAAGTGGCTACAGATAAAATCGAACCTTTTATTGATAAGTCTTATCAAGAACTCGCTGACTATGTAAATGCATATGAACAAAAGATGCAGATGAAAAGAGAGGTGATTGCAGACAAAGGTATTTGGGTTGCAAAGAAAAGATATATTTTAAATACACATGATGTTGAAGGTGTTCGTTACAAAGAACCTAAATTAAAAATCATGGGTGTTGAAGCTGTGAAGTCATCAACCCCTGCACCTTGTCGTGAAAAGATTAAAGAAGCATTAACTATTATAATGAATGAAGATTCAAAAGTGCTAAATAGTTTTATACAAGATTTTAGAAAAGAATTTATGACACTAAACCCAGAACTAGTTGCGTATCCACGCTCTGTAAATGGATTAAACAAGTGGACTGAATCACACAATCTATTTAAGAAAGGAGCACCAATACATTGTAAAGGTGCAATATTATATAATCATCTTTTAAAAGAAAAGAAATTACAAGGAAAGTATCCTTATATTCAAGAAGGTGATAAGATTAAATTTTTACATATGAAAATACCAAACACATATCAATCAACATCAATATCATTTATGACTAAGTTACCAAAAGAATTAAACTTACACAGTATAGTAGATTATGATATGCAATTTGAAAAGTCATTTATAGAACCATTAAAATTTATTACAGGTATTATACAATGGCAGATTGATGGTAGTTATGGTACACAAGGAACACTAGAGGAGTTTTTTTAATGGCAGGTAAAGGAGATAAGAAAAGACCAATGCAAGTAGACCAAGACACATATTCTAATAATTGGGATGCAATATTTAATGCTAATGAAAACATGTTTGACCATTTAATGATAGATAAAATATTAACAAATGAAGTAAATGATTCTGTACCAGAAAAAGAAGTTGCAGTATTATTATCTGGTGGTGTTGATTCTATCTCTATTGCATTTGCAGCAGAAAGACTTGGAAAGAAAATAACAGCATATAGTTTTAGATTAGATAATCATGAATCTTATGATTATAATAAAGCAAAAGATATTGCACAAATGAGAAATTGGAGATTTATTGGTGTAACTATACCTACAGATAAATTAGTAGAAGATTTTCATAACTTAGTTAGATTAGGATGTAAAAAGAAAACACAATTTGAATGTACATTTCCTTTCTTACATATCTATCCACAAATAAAAGAAAACTATGTTTTATCTGGTTGGGCTGCTGATGGTTATTATGGATTAAGTAAAAAAGCCATGATACATTATACAGGTGATAATTTTAATGAGTTTAGAGATAATTATTTTCAAGAAGAAAATCAAGCTGGTTACATATGGCACAAAAAAGTTGCAGAGATGAATAATAAAAAACTTATAACACCATATTTAACTACTGCAGTAAAACAATTTTTTTATAGACACAACCATGAACAGTTAAACAAACCATTTCAAAAACATCATGTCAGAAATGCATTTTACGAATTTAACGAAATAGACAAAGTAGAAAATCATTTAAATTTACAAATAGGAAGTGGTGTAAATAAACTGTTTGGCACTCTGCTAAATAATAGAGAAGTTAATTTTAAAAATAGAACTAGAATGTTAGAAGTATATAGTGATTGGTATGAATTTGATAATACAGCAAATTTAGAAGAATGGTTAAAAGAAGAAAGTGAAATATAAACCTTATAATTTAAAAGATGTCGTTAAGGCATCAGAACAAGAGAAGTTTACAGTAGTATCAACTTTTGCTGGTGGTGGTGGTAGTTCCACAGGTTATCGTTTGGCTGGTGGTAAAATATTATGTGTAAATGAATTTGTTGAACAAGCAATAAATACATATAAGGAAAACTATCCTAACACACCTGTATTACCAGATGATATAAAAAAACTTACTGCAGAAGATTTTAACAAGTATGGTGACATAGATATCTTTGATGGTTCCCCACCATGTTCTGCATTCTCAGTATCTGGTGCAATGGTACAAGGTGGACACTCTAAAGGTTGGGGTCAAACTAAAAATTATTCTGATGGTAAAAAGGTAGAAAACATAGAGGATTTATTTTTTGAGTTTTTAAGAATAGCAAAAGATTTAAAACCAAAAGTAATTATTGCTGAAAATGTTAAAGGACTAACTGTTGGAGAAGCAAAAAATTATCTTTTTAAAATTGTAAATACATTTGAAGAAATAGGATATGATGTATCATACAAAGTTTTAAATTCTGTTCACTATGGTGTTCCACAAACTAGACAAAGAACTATCTTTATCGCTGTTCGCGAGGATGTTACAGAGGCAGTAGGATTAACATTTATGAATATTAATAGTTTATTCCCAGATGAAAGTAAAGAAGTGGTTACATTAGAAGATTGTTTAAGTGATATAGAAGTAGATAGAAAAGAAGCAGACACACTAATAGAAAAATTTAAAAAAACTTCTCACTATGAAACTTGGTTAAAGATGCCAGATGACCCAGACAAAGTAGAAACAGGTTGTGATTATCATCCTAAAGGTCATCACTTTAATATGAAAAAAACATCTAGACATAAACCTGCTCCAACAATTACAGCAACAGGTGGAGCGATGCATTGGCATGAACCAAGAACATTTACAGTTAAAGAAACAAAAAGAATGATGTCATTACCTGATGACTTTAAACTAACAGGTAGTTTTAATCAACAGTCAGAAAGATGTGGCAGAATGGTACCACCACTTATGATGAAAGCAATTGCAGAATCAATTTATGAAAAAGTATTGAAACCATACTATAAAAAAAACCCTAAAGAAATAGGTGGAAGAAAAGATGGTTTAGAACCTACTCGTTATAATGATTGGGAATCAAAAGGAAGATGTATAGATTTTTAATATGAAATATTCAAAGTATAATTTAAAAGATGTAAAAGAAGCATCGGCACAAAATAAGTTTAGTGTCATATCTACCTTTGCTGGTGGCGGTGGTTCATCTACAGGTTACAGACTTGCAGGTGGAAATATACTTTGTGTAAATGAGTTTGTAGAACAAGCAAGAATTACTTACAAAGAAAATTACCCAGATACAAAAATACTACCTGATGATATAAAAGAACTTACAGGTAAAGACTTTTTAGAAACTGCTGGAATACAAAAAGGTGAACTAGATATATTAGATGGTTCCCCACCGTGTTCTGCTTTTTCAATGTGTGGTACACTAGGAAAGTCTGGTTCAAAACATTCTGATGGTTGGGGTAAAACTAAAAAGTATTCAGACAATAAAGTAGTAGAAAACATAGAAGACTTATTCTTTGAATATCTTAGAGTTGCAGAAGAAATTAAACCTAAAGTAATCATAGGAGAAAATGTTGCAGGCTTATTGGCGGGAGAAGCCAAGCTAAAATTAAATGAGATTGTAAATACATTTGAAAAAATTGGTTATGATGTATCATATAAGATTTTGAATGCATCACATTTTGGAGTACCACAGTCTAGAAGGCGAGTTATCTTCATAGCAGTCCGTGAGGATGTCACAGAGGCCATAGGATTAACATTTATGAACATTGCTAGTATCTTTCCACAAGAGAATAAAGAAGTAGTAACAGCAGGAGAGGCACTAGAGGATTTAGAATTAGATAAAGAAGAAGTTAAATGGTGTACAGACACTTGGTTAAATTCTGCACACTATAAAGATACGGCATCTCTGATGCCAGATGACCCAGACAAAGTATTAGGTGGAAATGACTTTCATCCAAAAGGATGGCATTTCAATGTTAAGAAAATGTCTAGACACCATCCAGCACCCACAATTACAACAAATGCAGATGTATGTCATTTTATAGAAAAAAGAAGATTAACAATTAATGAGATAAAGCGTATAATGGCTTTACCAGATGATTTTAAAGTAACTGGTTCTATGTCACAAAAGATAGAGAGATGTGGAAGAATGGTACCATCATTAATGATGAAGGCCATTGCTGAAGCTGTCTATAAGAATGTGATAGAACCATACAATAAAAGTGTTGACAAAACTTGTTGAACCAGATATACTGGCACATAAATTGGAGTATTAATTATGTCTAAAAATTATGACTTTACCTTCGCTCAAAGAGAAGAAGGTTTTGATGACCATATTGAACATTCAATTCGTGGATATACAAACTTACTAGAAGATGTAATTAGTTTATCTAGAAACTTTGTAGAAGATGAAACGAATGTAATTGATATCGGTTGTTCTACAGGAAAATTAACAGAGGCCTTTGTAAAAGGTAATCAATCATTTTGTAAGTATGCTAATTATGTTGGTATAGAACTTGCTCCTAGTTTCTTCACAGAACTTGACGCAAGACATGAAAGAATTAAAAAAGAATATGATTGGGCAAATGTTAATTTTGAAAAGAAAGATGTTCGTAATTACAAATTTGAAAATTGTAGTTTAGTGACATCAATATTTACATTACAATTTATGCCTAGAAAAGATAGATTTAATGTATTACAAAATATATACAATGGACTAAATCATGGTGGTGCTTTTATCTTTGCAGAAAAAACAGTTTGTGATGATTCAAGATTACAAGAAATGATAACTTTTAATTTTTATGATTATAAAAGAAAACATTTCGAAGCATCAGATATTTTAGAAAAAGAAAAAACATTAAGGAACATGTTAAAACCTAATACTTGGAAAGAGTTAGAAGGTATGTTAGAATGTGCTGGATTTAAAACTGCTCAACCATTCTGGCGTAATCATATGTTCGTTGGTGCAATTGCAATTAAGTAGGGGAAAAAAAATGAATGACTTTTTAAAAGATGTTATCAAAGAAACGGGTAACGAATATGCAGGAATAGTTTCAGATGGCGTAGAGGCTGGAGATGTAGAGAACTTTATAGATACAGGTTCTCATATATTTAATGCTCTCATCTCTGGTTCACTTTATGGTGGACTTCCACAAAATAAAATAACTGCTCTGGCAGGAGAAAGTGCAACAGGTAAAACTTTCTTTCTCATGGGCATGGTCAAAAACTTTCTAGACCAAAATCCAAACTCTGGTGTTGTATACTTTGAATCAGAAAGTGCAATCACAAAACAGATGGTTGTTGATAGAGGTATAGATGCAAATAGAATGGTGATAATGCCAGTGACAACTGTACAAGAGTTTAGACATCAAGCATTAAAAGTATTAGATAGATACATGCAACAAGATGTAGATATACGAAGACCACTCTTTATATGTTTAGATTCTCTTGGTATGTTATCAACTACAAAAGAAGTAGAAGATACAGAGGCAGGAAAAGAAACTAGAGATATGTCAAGAGCACAAATACTCAAAGCTGCATTTAGAGTTTTAACTTTAAAACTTGGAAAAGCAAAAGTACCAATGGTTGTAACGAATCATACATATGATGTGATTGGTTCAATGTTCCCTCAAAAAGAAATGGGTGGTGGTAGTGGATTAAAATATGCTGCTTCAAGTATCATCTATCTTTCAAAGAAAAAATTTAAAGATGGTACAGAAGTCATAGGTAATATCATTCATTGTAAAAACCATAAGTCAAGATTAACTATGGAAAATAAAATGGTTGATGTATTATTAACTTATGATAAAGGACTTGATAAGTATTATGGATTACTTGACTTGGCTGTACAATATGGAATCTTCAAACAAGTATCCACTCGTATTGAATTACCAGATGGTAGTAAACAATATGCCAAAACAATTAACAATGACCCAGAAAAATATTTCACAAAAGAGGTTATGGAAAAATTAGAAGAAGTTGCATTAAAAGAGTTTAAGTATGGCAACGATAGTTAAGAATTGTTGTTCACCTTTATTTTTAGATTTCTTTAAACATCAAATTACAAAATCTGATAAATGGAACTTTAATTATCCAATGGGTAAACCATTTGAAGATAAACATGCAAAGATAAATGTTATACAAGGTAACACAATGCATGATAAATTTTTGGGCGGCGTGTCTATGAGTTTATTAATGATGATTCATGAAACTGCAAAAAAACAAAATGTGAATGTTCCCCTAGACCTTTTGTTTTGCGGTATCTCTATGAAAGATGAACATAGAGAAGATAATCTACATACAGACCATGAAAAAGATGAACTACAAGACACGCCAATCATTAAAGTATTAGGAATACTAAATTCAGATTGGAAAAAATCTTGGGGTGGTGGATTTGAACACGGT